ACGAAATCCGCGTTAACAATACATCGTCAGTTAGTTACCGTGGACGGCTACCTCCCCAATACTGATGCATATTACAAACAACTAGACGAACGGATGCAAAAAAATTATCCAACCAATGACTATTTCAAACCAGATGTAGAAGTAAGTACGGATACTCCCACATTAGGAACACCCGCAGCAGTAGTAACACCGGGGGCCGGTGCCGGTGCTGTAAGGCGTAAAGCGTCTAAAGTTACGTTAACTGCATCACAGGTACAACTGTCTAAACGATTAGGTCTACCTCTTGCGGTGTATGCTAAATCAGTTGAAGAGTATGAAAAAAACAAGTAATATCATTTTAACAACTCGGATCTAAGGATCTGCACACAGGAAATACAATGGGTAGTACTGTAGTCGAAGATGGTGATGTAGAAAATCCCAGAGCTAAACGCTCTGCAATAACTCGTGAAAAAGAAACACGCAGAAAACCGTGGCGTCCGCCCGCAATGTTAGATGCTCCCGATCCTCCCGAAGGCTTTCATCATCGATGGATCAGGGCAGAAATGGCAAATCAACCAGATAAACTGAACATGAGTAAGCGTATGCGAGAAGGTTTCGAGCTTGTTCGTGGTGCTGAGTATCCTGATTTTGATGTCCCTACCATTGATGACGGCAAACACGCAGGCGTAATTAGCGTAGGTGGAATGATATTGGCACGTATCCCGATTGAAACCGTTGCAGAACGGCGAACGTATTACAAGGGTCGTGTCGATGCACAAATGCGAGCCATTGACAATGAGTTAATGTCCCATTCAAATTCCGCTATGCCCATCCAGGCGCCCAGCCGAGACTCAGCAACTGAGTTCGGAAATCCGGATAACAAAGGTGACTGAGTAACATCAGTCGTTCATTCTGTTTGTTATTTTTTAGGAGGTTAGCTATATGGCTAACACTGATGGACCTAACGGGTTCACCCCAATACGTCACCTTACAGGTGGCACAATTCGTATGGAGGAAATGCCCCTTGTAAAAGAAACTGCAGCGGCCATTTACACCGGCGATCTAATGTTACTGAATGCAACCGGTTACGTAAATGTAGCAGGTGCTGCAACCGCTGCTGCAATTATCGGTGTTTTTGCAGGTTGTAAATTTACCAATCCTCAAGGGCAAATTGTCTATAGCCGATACTGGCCGGCAGCTCAAGCAACTCTCTCAGATGCGGACGCAGTAGCTTATGTCTACTCTGATCCGAATATCGTGTTTGCTGTTCAAACTTCCGGTACTGGTGCACTTGCTGATAATGGTAAGTGGATTGATATGGAAGATGGTGGTGGTAGTACTTCAACGGGCCAATCCGGTCAAGAAGCAAATGAAAATGCGACATCCACTGTTGTATTACGTCAACTGGGTTTAGTTAATAAACCTGGTAATGCCTGGGGTACTAATGCAGAAATTGAAGTAACCATTGCCCTTCATGCACGTACCGCAGCCGCAGGAGCAGCAGTCTAATGGCTATTAATAGAGCGCAACTAGTTGCTGAACTAGAGCCTGGTCTGAACGCACTGTTTGGTCTGGAATACAAAACCTACGCGGATGAAACCACGATGATCTTTGAAGGTGAAGGATCGGAAAAGGCTTTTGAAGAAGAAGTTCTGTTGACTGGATTCGGTGCTGCCGTAGTAAAAGACGAAGGTGGTGGTGTCTCGTATGACTCTGCATCTGAAGCTTGGACTGCACGGTACGACCATCAAACAATCGCCCTGGCATTTTCTCTCACCGAGGAAGCTCTCGAAGATAATCTCTACGAGAAGTTGTCAGCCCGTTACACAAAAGCACTTGCCCGTTCGCAAGCACATACCTTGAATGTTAAAGGTGCTGCTGTATTGAACAATGCATTCTCCAGTGGTACACCCATTGGTGATGGCGTTGAACTTTGCGGAGCGCACGTCGCTGTTGCTGGTAACACCAATCTTAACTCACCGACTACTGGTGTTGATTTGTCCGAGACTTCACTTGAAGCCGCGTACATCACCATCGCTGGCTGGACCGATGAGAAAGGTTTGGAAATTGCGGTTAAGCCGAAGAACCTGGTATTGCCTGCTGATCTGACATTCGTTGCAGAACGCGTGTTGATGTCAACAGGCCGTGTTCAGTCTGCGGATAACGATCTGAATGCCATCAAGAGTACATCAGCGATCCCCGGTGGATATGATATCAATCATTATCTGTCTGATCCCGATGCATGGTATCTCAAAACTGACTGCCCCGGTTCATTGAAGCACTTCACACGTGTGCCAATGAAAACAGGGATGGAAGGTGATTTCGAAACCGGTAACATGCGTTACAAGTCTCGTACCAGATATTCCTTTGGTGCGTCAGACTGGCGTGGTATCTACGGTTCGGAAGGTATTTAACCGTCGTAGTAAACATCAAGGCCACCTTCGGGTGGCCTTTTTTTATTCGGAGTAAACACATGAGTTCCTACTACAATAATTTCAATGATGGTCCCAACGACAAACCGGCTAAGAAAAAACCAACTCGAACAAACCATCCTACTTGGAATGATATATTCAAGGATGTTACTCGAAAATTTAATCCAACTGATCCAAAAGTAAAGAAAGCAGAGAAAGAAGCAGGCGTAGACTAAAAAAACACTACATGCTACGCTCCCTAGTGAAAGTACATATTTTAACTATAGATCCCTGAAAGACGGGAGTTGACGCGAGAGATCGCAGGAATAGAACATCATGGCAGAAGGCACACATTTTTATGGGCCAGTAGTAGTTGGCGCAGGTCAAGTTGAATCCCTTATTACCACTAAGACGCTGGACAAACAAGATAACGGTAAAACGTTCTTCTTGAATTTAGCAGGTGGTTTTACAGTTACATTACCCGTAATCTCCACAGTTGATGCAGGTTGGAAAGTTAAGATAATCATCGGCATCACACCCACTACAGCTTATATCGTTACTGAGAATACTGGTTCTGACACTGATAAACTAGTTGGTAACGTAACTACAAGTACAGCTCACACTGCAGCTGGTAAATTTAATGCAACTGGGTTTACCCTCGTTACCTTTGTAGTTTCTTCGGGTGCTGTTAAAGGCGACTACATTGAGATTGTTTGCGACGGTTCATTCTATTACGTATCAGGAAATACTACTGTTCCTGCTGCTATAACCTTTACGTAATAGGAGACTGACATGACTAGCGAAACAGCCCCCCTAACTAACATCGCTGCTACTGGCGGCGCTCGTGCAGGTCGATCACGCGCACCTATCGGTTCGAACGATACGGAATACTTCGTATTTCAGGACGACTTCACCCAATCGGTAATAACAACCGAACGAAACTGGACGACTGTTGTAGATGCCTCCGGTACGACCCTGATCCTCGCCGATGCTCCATATGGTGTTCTTCAGCTAACTGCAGGCGCAACTACTGACAACCAAGGCTCGTCTATTCAGACCAGCGAGGAATTGTTTGATATCAGCTCAGGTAACGAGTTGTGGTTCGAAACAAAAATCCTACTGACTGACGCAGATCAAACAGACGTATTCGCAGGGTTTACTACTACGTTTATAACCCACCCGGAAAACTCCATCGCTGAAGATGATCGAATCGGTTTCGAATTGATCGAAGAGTCTGCGCAATGGAACGTTGTATGCGAGCGAAGCGGAGTTGAAACCCGTAAGGTCTGTAACGGCACGGATGCGGATGGGCTACTCAGCGTCCTCCCCTTGACTGTTGCAACAGACTTGACCACAGCAACCGATCCGGATGATGCAGCATGGACTAAGCTTGGTATTCATATCTCAGGAACTAACAACAATGGTGGTGGAGTCGCAATCTTCTACATCGATGATGTACGAGTTGCAACACTCATTACCAATATTCCTGATGATGAACATCTGGCTCTTGCCTTCTTCCAACTGAACGGTGAAACGGCGAACAACAGCATGTATGTCGATTACGTTTGGGCTGCGAATACCCGATAAGCTTCAATCTATCTACGGGGGGTGTATACTCCCCGTAGTTATTAGGAGAAGTAAATGGCCACATCAGGCACCACTGCATTTGAGCTAGATGTCTCAGACGTTATTGAAGAAGCCTACGAGCGTATCGGTATCGAGATACGAACGGGCTACCAAGCAAAAACGGCGCGGCGTTCGCTTAACCTGTTGCTCCAACATCTCAGTAACAAACAGATTAATCTTTGGAAGCTGGTTCTAACAAGCCAAGCACTTGTCCAGGGAACGACCAGCTACACGCTAGCATCTGACATTTTAGACATAAAAGACGTAGTTCTCCGCCGGAGTTCGGTTGACACTCGTATGAATCGTTTGTCACGTAACGAATACCAGACCCGGCCCAAGAAAACTACTCAAGGTAGACCGTCACAGTTTTGGCTGGAACGTTTATCAACTCCCGTTCTACATATTTATCTAACACCTGAGAACTCAACCGACACTGTTCGATTCTACGCAATGGAACGTATCGAAGACATTAGTACAGCGGTAAACACAATCGATATTCCCAGTCGCTTTGCGCCTGCTGTTATATCCGGTCTTGCGTATCATCTGGCTGTTAAGTTCAAAGCAGAATTAATCCAACCGATGAAACTAATGTATGACGAAGAATTAAACGCAGCACTCGATGAAGATCGTGAGCGTGTGCCTTTTAAAATCCTACCTAAGATA